TGGTCCCGATCTACAGCAACCGCCGCGGCCTGCTGATCTCCCAGCCCCCACTGCTGGACATCGCCAACCTCAACATCACCCACTACCAACGCCAAGCCGACCTCATCCACGCCCTCCACATCGCCGCAATGCCCACCCTCGTCCTTGAGGGCTGGGACGACACGACTGGCTCCGCAACGATGGGCGTCAACTACGCCATCGCCATGCAACCGGGCAACAAGGCGTACTACGTGCAGGCCGACGCCACCAGCTTCGACGCCCAAATGGCCGAGCTGGAGTCGTTGGCATCTCAAATGTCCACGCTGGGCGTGACCAAACTCTTCGGCCAAAAGTTTGTGGCCGAGTCTGCCGAGGCCAAGCGCATCGACCAAGCCCAAAGCAACAGCGTGCTGTCAATCATCAGCCAAGAGCTGGAGAGCGCCCTCAACCAAGCCTTCGAGTTTGCCGCCCAGTACGTGGGCATTGAAGCCCCCGAAATCACCATCGACCGCGACTTCGATTACTACCGCCTGATCGGCCAAGACGTCTCGGTGTTGACCCAGCTCAACCAACTCGGCAAGATCAGCGACGCGATGCTGCTGGAGATCCTCCGCCGCGGCGAAGTCCTGCCCGACAACATCAACATTGAGGACGAGCTGGAAGTCTCCACCGAGAACGCCCTCGCCCTGCCCGAAGCCGCCGAGAACACCGGCGACGAGGACATGGAAGAGCGCGAAGAGGAACTCAATTCTTAACTGCTAATCTAGAACCGTCCAAGTAATACACAACCGTGCCCGAAGAACAGCAAGCAGCAGTCACTCCCGTGGAGCCTGTTGCCCCTCAGCCTGTGGCTGAAAGCTCCGATCTGGCCGCCCAACTCGAAGCGCTTCGTGCGAAAAACCAAGAGTTGATCGCCGAGCGCCGCAAGGACCGCGAAAACCGCGAATCCCTCCAATCCCAGCTGGAAGAATTGCGCCAAGCGCAAGAATCCGCCAAAACTGCCAAATTGGCCGAATCCGGCGAGTTTAAAACCCTCTGGGAAGAGGCCCAACAAACTGTTGCTGACCTCAAGCAACAAATGGCGGCAAAAGAAGCGGAAGTCGAGCAAATTCGCCAGGGTTACTCAAAAGAGCAACTCCGCGCTGGCGCCATCGCCCAACTCTCTTCTGCTGGTGCGCTTGCACCCGATCAGCTGTATCGTTTGGTGCAGGAGAACTTACGCGCCAAAGAAGGACAGCCTGTGGCTTATGTCGGCGGCGTGGAAGTTCCGATTGGCGAGTATATCGCCAACTTAAAAAACCCCGGCAGCGGTTACGAGCACCACTTTGCGGCTACGAACCGCGCCGGCATGGGTGTCACGGGTAGTGCCCGCGCCACCGCCCTCCCCGGCCAATCCAACCCCTGGTCCAAGGACGCCTGGAACGTCACTCAGCAAATGATGATGCTCGCCAGCGACCCCGACAAAGCCAGGCTGTTGAAAACAGAAGCCGGTCTCTAGCCCCTGTGGGGCACCTCCCCAACCCTGACTCCACTGGAGCTAACCCATGTCTGCTACTAACAGCAACTTCGGGGGAACTTTTCTCTCGAACCTTGTTACCCGTCCTGAATTTCTTCAGTACACCGCTGAAGGCATCTTCGAGCAATCGAAGTGGATCCAGAGCGGCATTGTGCAGCGCAACGCTGCCCTCGACGCCCGCGCTGGCGGCACCCGCGTGCGCGTGCCCTTCTTCGACCCCATCGCCCCGACCGAAACCCAAATCCTGTCCACCTCCAGCTGGAACGGTGGCCTGGGTTATCTGACCGCCCAGAACGTCACTGCCGACGAGCAGATCATGACGATTCTGCACCGTGGTTTCGCTTATGCGGCCGACGACCTCAGCAAACTCGGCTCCGGTGCCGACCCCCTGGCCCACGTCCGCAACCAACTGTCTGCAGCCATCAACAAGCTGAAGACCGCCACCCTGGCTGCCCAACTGCTGGGTCTGTTCGGCGGCATCTCCGGCGCTGGCGTGCTCGGCCCCAACCAGAGCAACAAATCGTTCGCTGGTGTCCCCGGTTCCATGACCGAGGCCAACTTCCTGAACGTGGCCAACGTGGTTGGCGCCAAGGCTCTGCTGGGTGAGCGCGGCGACGAGCTGGACTCGATCGCCATGCACTCCAACGTGGCTTACTACCTGCAACAGGTGGGGATGCTGACCTTCAGCACCTCGGCTCTGTCCACCGGCGGCGCCATCACCTGGGGTGGCGGCGGCGTGGGCGTTACCGCTGCTGAAGTGGCTACGTTCGCTGGCCTCCGCGTCGTCATCGACGACCAACTGACTGCCCTGACCGGCGGCACCTCCACCCACGCCAAGAAGTACCCCGTGTACCTCTTCAAGTCGGGTGTGGTTTCCGAGGGCATCCAGCAGGACCTGCGCCTCGGTGCAGACCGCAACATCCTGTCCATGCAGGACATCCTGGCTGTGGACTACCACTACGGTTACCACATCACTGGCACCAAGTGGGCCGACGCCGGCGACAACCCGACCAACGCCTCCACCTCCGGCAACCTGGCCAACACCAGCAGCTGGAGCCTGGTGTACAGCACCACCAAGCAAGTGCCCATCGCTCGCCTGCTGGTCAACACCCCGTTCGACACCAGCGCATACTGATCCTCAGTACGCGCCAAAACAAAGGCCCCCAAACCGGGGGCCTTTTCTTTTACCAAAAACTACTCAGCCTTCAATTTCCCCAATCCGCATTTTCTCCTGATACTCAAAAATCACCGGAGCCCGCCCCACCAGCTGGTACGACTGGGTGAGCAGTTCTCTAAATACGTGCTCACTGACCTGCAGATCCTGCAGGATTGTCTCAGCAGATTCCCCACTGGAGAACCGTTCCCGAATAGCGTTAGCCACCACTTCCAGCGACCGCACGGTCTTTCCGGGGGCCGCCGATGGAACAGAAGCCACCTTTGTTTCTACGCTGGCATCAGCGTCCACAAGTTTGCGAGCAGGCATGAGTACAGTCCGGCTTTTCGTACTACAGGATAACCTCCGCAGCTTTATTGACGTCCCCTACGACCAACACGCCGAAATCCAAGCTGACATTGAAATGACCGGCGGCAAGGTTTACCACGCCGTCATCTTGAGTCCACCCCCTAAAACAAGAAGATCTACTTCTGGAGCTAAACTCAAGAAAAGACTGTATTGAGCCGTGCCCGCCGCCATTGACGCCACAGTGGGTGGAGCTTCGGCCAACAGCTATGTGACGCTGGCGGCTGCTGACACCTACTTTGAAACGGTGCCTGATTCCAGCACCTGGACCACCAAGACGACCGACCAAAAAAACCGCGCCCTAATCTCCGCCACCCGCTGGATCGACGCGCTGAGCTTCTACGGCGACCGCTGCACGGACACCCAAGCCCTGAAGTGGCCCCGCGACAACTACACGGTGGACGGCGTTGACCTCGCCTGCACCCTGATTCCCGACGGCATCAAAACCGCCACCTACGAGCTGGCACGCGCCTTCGCCAACGACACCGACGCCATCACCGGCAGCACTGGCACCACCGGCATCTACGACCAAGTGGAACTGGGCGAACTGAAGGTCAAATACAACAAATCCAGCCAAACCAGCGGCGTCATCAACAACGTCTTCGACGTCTACCCCTGGCTCCAGACCTACCTAGGCCCCTACTGCATGGGCGGCGCCGCCAACTACGCGGTCCGCCTCTTCCGAGGGTGACATGGGCCTAATCGACGACACTTTTGCCCCAATCCCTACTTCAGTCCTAGCGGACTGGGGCCAAAACATCACGTACATCAAAACCACCACACCCCGCACTTACGACCCCACCACCGGCAACGTCACTGGCTCTGATACCAACGTCACAGTCAAAGCCGTTATCACCCGCGTCACACCCCGCGAATCCGAAGGTCTGTACCAAGCCACCGACGTCAAATTCATCTTCGGCAGCAGCGAGCTTGGAACGTACTACCCCACCGAAGCTGACCGCATCCAGTACACCCAAGCCGGCGTAACCCGCGAAGCCAAGATTATCGACGTCAACACCTACCGCGGCGACGCCCCAGTCCTGCACATCGTCATAGCGAGGCCACAGTAATGGCACGACGAATCGGCTCAAGGCGTAACGAAGTCCGTAATCTGGTGCCTGATGCTTTACAAGCTATCAATGACGCTTGCCGTCAAACAGCTGTACAGGTAATGAACGACCTGGGCCGCCTAGGTCCTGCGTATTCAGGGGAATTTAGAGATAGCTGGATTGCCGTACCAGCCGGAAAAGGTGCAAGTGGTAACGCCGGTGGCGACTACCCCTATCAAATATCAGACGTACCGCAATTATCACTAAATAGACGCGAAGTGGCGCGTGCGGTGAAATTTACTATTGAAAACACGCAGCCGTATGCCGAGTACGCACTGGACCTTGCGGAAGGCTACTTTTATCCTCCAGATAAATTTGGTCCTATCAAAGAACCTGTCAAAGAGGGCCGCCGCGGGCAAGGACCCACAAAACGGGGTCAAATAGAAGCCGGTCAAGGCGAGGCAAAAAGCACTGCCGAGCTGGACTGGTATACAACATACATAAACGGCGGAGGGCTACAAAAAGCCTTAGAAAAAGGCGTAAAGCTGGGTTTTAGAGCATGAACTACCAAGCCATCCGCGCCGCCGTCGAAAACCCGCTGCTGACAGCGTTTGGCGCATTGGTTCCACCGGTCCCGGTCTATTTCGACAACATCACCGCTGTCCCACCCAACACAACCACCGAATACGTCCGCGTCAACGTCACTTTCGGCATCACCAACGAACCCACGCTGACCTCTAGCGTCGATAACGCCCGTGGAGCGATAATCATTCGTATTTTCACCGAAAAAGGCCGCGGCCCTGCCCGCAACCAAACTCTTCTTACCACGGCAGTAAACGCCCTAGAAACTCTGAACAACACCGCTAAAACAACCAGCGGCGTATTCTTCCGCGTTGGAGAGATCAACGGCCCCACATTTTCCGCCACTGAAGATGCCCCCCATTTTGTGGGGCGCATCGACACCTCCTACGTGGCAACTGTGTTGTCCTAGGTAATGTCTATTACAGGCGCTAACCTGTAATAAGCCGGGCAGTGCCCGCCCCCAAACACCGTTCATTGGTACGCCCCTATGGCCACCACCGTTCTGTCCGGCACGTCCGGCGCTCTCTACTACAAGCCCGCTGGCACCACCGGTTCGTTCGGTGAGTCCGGCGTCGCTGTCGCCACCGACATCATCACGGTGCAGCCCTACCTGAACTTCAAGGTAGGCGACCCCGTTAAGTTCCGCGTAATCAACAGCCAAACCGGCGGCTCCGGTTCCGGCACCCTGCCTGCTCCTATCTCGGCAGCCACCACCTATTACGTGCTCAGCTACACCGCTGCCACCGGTGAACTGACCGTCTCTACCAGCGCCGGCGGCACCATCCTCGCTATCACCGACGACGGCACCGCCGTTGCTCCCAACGAGTTCGAGGTCTACTACGCCGACTTCGCCGTTGTGGGCCAAGTCCGCGACTGGAGCTTCGAAATCAGCCGCGCTGAAATCGACGTCACCACCATCGGCCAAACCCCTGGTCAGTACGTGCCCTTCCGCACCTACATCAGCGGCTTCGGCGACGGCACCGGCACCGCCACGGTCTACATGACCAACGAGGACGCCGCCCTGTCCAACCGCATGATCCAGGACGTGCTGCAGCGCCAGCAAGACGGCGCCGCCTTCAAGCTGTACACCGATCGGGTATTCAGCGGTGGCACCCTGAGCGAAACCCTCAGCCGCTCGATCAGCTTCGACGCTGTGCTGACCTCCGCCAGCCTGAACATCAACCCCGACGACGCCCAATCGGTGACCGTCAACTTCCGCCCGGCTGGCACCCCCACCTTCGACTTCGCCCAGTCCTGATAGTCTGCGAGGTGGACGAAACCCAGACCCCGGCCTCACAGCCGGGGTTTTTTATTTCTAATCCGCTACAGTAGTGCCATACCCCAAATCTTGGTATGCCTGTTCCCGTCCGCGCCATTGACCGCCTCCGCAAGGCCGCCAACCTGGAGCCTGCCAAAAAGACCGTCACGCTTAGCGACGGCAGCGACTTTGAGATGTGGGTGACCCCGCTGACCATGGCCGAGCGCGAACGCGCCCAAAAACAGGCCAAGTCTGACGACGCCAACGCCTTCGCCCTCCAGCTGCTTATCACCAAAGCCCTGGACGACACTGGCGCCAAGATCTTCAGCCCCGGCGAAATCGACGTCCTGAAGAACGAAGTCAAGGACAAGGACCTGCAAGCCCTGATGCTGGCGATCCTGACCGACGACGCGGAGCCAATCGACCCAAAATCCTGAGTGCCGAACTTCGGAAAGACAACTGGCTCATGCTCCAATTCGGAGTCGCCAAAGAGCTAGGCAAGACCCTTTCCGAAATCAGCACCACGATGACCACCGAGGAATTGCTCGGCTGGAGCGCCTACTTCCAAATCCTGAACGAGGACCAGCAAAAGGAACTCGACAAAGCCAAACGCCGCCGCTAACCCCGGCGGCTTTTTAGCGCGTAGACTGCTGTACAAGGCTTCAACGTCGATCTGTGGCAAACTACGGCGCTGTAATCGAAGTAAGCGTTAAAGGTCAACAGGCTCTTGACCAGCTGGAAAGTAGCACACGCAAAATACAAACTCTTATTCAAGGCATAAAACAGCAACGAAACATATTCGATCAAGCGGTAGGCAGCGAAAAAACAAGAGAACTCAAGAAAAATTTAGAAAATCTCGTCGCAAGTTTTGCCGGCGCAAAAGAAGGTGCGCGGCAGTTCAAAATAACAGCTGGGGGAACAGAACAGACAATAAATATGTACTCTAAAACTTTAGCAGGACTCAATTCGCAGTTAAGTACTTTTCGTAGTATTGCTAACAACGCTACTGTTGGCACAGACCAGTATAGAAATGCAGTTGTAGCCGCAAACAAAGTATCTAACGAGTTTGCCCGAACTCAAGCAAAAACGTTTGGTGTAAATATGAAAGTAAGCGGTATGAATGTGCAGGACGTAGTAGCACTGGGCAAAAGTATACCCGATACAATAGAAGGTCTAACTTTTTACCAAGCTGCACTAGAAGATGTATTAAAAACTGTAAAAATTGGTTCAAACGACTTTAGGGCTTTAGAAGAAGCCATTGCGGGTACTGGCGCTCGTTTAAGTACCGCCCGGCTTGCGGGACAAACATCTGGGATTAGTTCTGCTGCCGGTCCAGCAACGCGGTTAGACACCGTAGCTGCTTTTCAAAAACGCGCTAATTTTGCAAAGCAGGCAGCCGATTTGGAATACAGGCAGCTTATAACTGGTCAACAGATTGTCCAGGCAAAGTTAAAAGAAACACAGCTAGAAGACCTGCAGAATCGACTGGCGCAAGCCAGCGAGGCTTTAGCTAATAACGAACTGGACGTCGCTAAACGTTTAACGGTAGAACTCAGAAACCAACGCATTGCGTACGAACGCAAAAATCGCGCTGAAGAGGCGCTGATGCGCCCTAGCTCCATGACTGCTGGGGCAGCTGAAAGTACGTTCGGGCGACGTCCGGGAGGACTTCCTCCTGTCCCCGGATCTCCTGCTGCTTGGATGGCTACAGGCGGGGTTCAAGCCCCAGCAGCTAAAGCCGCAGAGCAAACTCTTAACAACCAAGCAGCTTTACAAAAGCGTCTGCAAAACATAATGGGCTCCGGCCTGATCCTGGAACAAAAAGCCCTCGAATACAAAACTAAAGGACTACTGGTTGACCATGAAATTGATCACATACAAACGCTCAATAACAAACTCAAAGAACAGGGTGCCCAGCTAACAAAAGCAGAACTAGATCAGATTGACCTAATTCTTAACGGGCTTCGCAACGAATTGCTGTTACGCAAAGCCATTGCAAATACACAAAAAGCGCAACCACCCGGAACAAAACCTCCTGCTCCAGGCGGTGGTGCCGGGGCTGCCAGCAAAGATAATCGTGGAGGTGCTCTTCAGAACGCACTAATTGGTGGTGCATTTCCGCTGTTGTTTGGAGGAGGCCCTGGCGCTGTTGTAGGCGGCTTTGCCGGCGGTTTTATTCCCGGCAATCCCATGATGTCGATTGTCACCAGTGCAATCGGCACGATTGTGGATCGCGTCATCGCTGGTGCGCGTGTCGCTGGTGAAGCTGTGCGGACGCTGGATACAACAATCCAGCACATGAGCGACAGCGCGCTCTTTTCATCTAAGGAAACAGAATTTCTGGCAAAACAATACGCGGAAGCCGGACGGTCTTCCCTGGCGCTCCAAGTTGTTCAAGAAGAGCTAAACAAAAAAATTGGTTATGAAGGCGTAGCAAGTCTTCAAAATTTAGGTGACGCATCTTCTAAGCTCAACAGAGCATGGGCAGACTTAAATCTTCAAATTCAAACAGCTTTAGCGGGACCCCTAGCCGGTCTACTTAACTGGATTACCGATTTACTTGGAGCAGCAAATCAAGGCGCAGAAATGCGTACTACTACATCGGGAGTAGCAAAGCGTTTAACACCTGAACAAGCTGCCCAGTTTGAAAAAGAATTGATTCCTACCTATGGGGCCTTAGGTCGCATGGGTCCCGCAGCAAACCCAGAAGCGCAAGCGCGTGTAGTTGCAAAATACGAAGCACTCGCTAAAAAACAAACTCAGACAAACATCAAACTTAGTAATGAAGAATTGACTGCCCGGCTACAAGACGGCGAAAAGTTGTACACAGAATTGGCCGAGCTGGAGAGAACTTTAAGCGATAAAAAAAGACAGTACGCGGAGCAATATGCAGATATGGTGCTGGCGCTACAACGTCAACAGTTTGACTTGACCGAGCAGCTACAAAGAAAAGCGTTCGACACCCAGGTGCAAGCCTTAGGAAAAGAACTGGAACTGCTGAAAAAGCAAGGCGATATTCGTATTGAAATAGCCAGAAATGCCTCAAAAGAGCGCGAACTTATGGCTGCTCCAGGTGCAGATGCGGCTACCACTCTGATGAACGCAGTAGATGACTATAGAACTGGATTGGCAGAAATAAATAACGAGGCCGCCAATAATGAACGACAGTTTAAGCTAGAAATGCTAAAATTTGATGTAGAAAACGAAAGGTATAAATTAGATGTTGCCAAAACTATTGCACGCACAAACTACGATAACACCGTAAAAATTGCACGAATCAATAAAGATATTAACCGAGAGAACGAAGAAATATCCATTAAAAATTACAGGCGTCAAATAGCAGCGGTATCAATAGAGCTGGCTAAAGTACGCGCCCAGCTTGAAGCAGATACAGAGCAAACCAAAGTTCAGCGTGAACTGGTTCGGGCACAAGGCAAATTAACGACTGACGCCGAAAAATTTTACAACTCACTAATTAAAGCTAACGACGTTGCACTGGCTCGTTTAGCCCCGGCTGAAGCACAAGCCGCGCAAGGACAAAAACTTCTTCAGGTGCCATCCAAAATCCCAGGCATGGGTGCGCTACCCGCTTTGAGTGCGGATACACGCGGTATAGATGCAGCAAACGATTCCCTGGCCCGCCAAATTGCTGCGTATCAAGAATTACTGCAAACAGCCCAACAACTTACAGACGAAGATCGTAATAGGTTGCAGTTGCTTGCAAGTATTGAACAGGCTTTTATTGCACCGCTTAACCAGATGGTTAAGGCGCAAAACGATTTGATTATTTACCAAGCAACGTACAATGACAGCATTTTGAACGGAACAATTCCAGCACTTAGCGAGCAGTTAGCGAAGATCGAACAGCTGTATGATCCCGCAGTGGGGGCTCTTAACATACAAATTGCAAAGCTCGAAGCGCTGAAAGCAGAAAACGAAGCCTTGTTTAATCAACAACCCTTGCTTGAATCTTTAATAGAGCGTAGAGATAGATTGCGTACTGCTAGAGGCGCTGCAATAGCTGGAGCCACGGCCGAACAGTCTCCAGAAAAGCGTCTACAAAACGCCTTTATAGGTGTTAAAGGTGAACTAAATACGCTGTTAGATCCTATACAGCAAATAACAACAGCCGCCGAGGGTATAGGCGCAGCGTTCAGTGACTCGTTCAAAGGCGTCATTTCTGGCGCCATGACCGCCCAGGAAGCCCTCGCCAGCTTCTTCCAGAGCGTGGCCGACCGCTTCCTTGACATGGCAGCCCAAATCATCGCCAAGTGGATCGAAATGACAATTTTGAACACCGCTCTTAGTTTGTTTCCCGGCGGAAATAAAATGGGCGGACTAGAACCAAAAACAGCTACAGGAAATGCCAATTTCTTAGATCGCGTATTTTCGCTTGATTTGGCAGCCAGAGCTTCTGGCGGTCCCGTATCTGCTGGCTCGCCCTACATCGTCGGCGAAAAAGGCCCCGAGTTGTTCGTCCCAGGTCGCAGCGGCGGTATCGTGCCCAACGACAGCCTTGGGATGGGGAGCGCCAACGTCGTGGTGAACGTAGACGCCAGCGGGTCTAATGTGCAAGGCGATGGCAACCAAGCCAATCAACTCGGTAAAGCCGTCGGCATCGCGGTCCAGCAAGAACTCATCAAACAAAAACGCCCCGGAGGCTTGCTCGCCTAATGGCCACCTTCCCCAGCTACAACCCGACCTACTCGGCCAACAAGAGCAGTCAGCCGACCGTCCGCACGGTCCAGTTCGGCGACGGCTACCAGGCCAGATTGACTTACGGCCTCAATCAAAACCCAAAGGAGTGGCGCCTCAGCTTCAACGTCACCGACGCTGACGCCGACATCATCGAAGCCTTCCTCAATGCCCGCGCCGCCGACAACGCCAGTTTCGACTGGACCCCACCCGACACCACCACGTCTTACAAGTGGATCTGCCCCAGCTGGACACGCGAGCTGTTTGATTTCCAGCGCAGCAAAATCGACGTCACCTTCCGCCAAGTATTTGAACCCTGATGGCGTACTCAGCCTGGGCCAGTTCGACTGCCTACGCCGTTGGCGCGATTGTCCGCGCCACCAGCCTGCAGGCATCCGGCCTCGTCTTCCAGTGCGCCACAGCTGGCACCAGCTCCAGCACCCAACCGGCGTGGCCAACCGACATCGGCAGCACCATCACGGATGGCACGGTCGTTTGGACGGCGATTAGCAGCGTCTACGAAGAACTGGCCGCACTGGCGCCAAGCGCCATCATCGAACTGTTTGAAATGACGCTGGACACCACCTTGCACGGCAGCAGCGACACCTACCGCTGGCACAACGGCTGCAACGCCAACGTCACCGGCAACATCACCTGGAACGGCAACGCTTACGCCCGCCTGCCCGTCAAAACTGACGGCTTTGAATACAGCAACACCGGCACGCTTCCGCGTCCCACGCTGACCATCAGCAACCTGGATGGCAACATGACCACGCTGCTGTTGCTGGTCAACGCCACCACTCCCGGCAACGACCTCGGTGGCGCCACGGTCAAGCGGATCCGCACCCTCAAGAAATACCTTGATGGCGAAGCCGCCGCAGACCCACATGCCAAATTCCCCGATGAGGTCTGGTACGTGGACCGCAAGGCGAGCGAAAACCGCGACTCCGTGAGCTTTGAACTCGCCAGCAAATTCGACCTCGCTGGCGTGATGATCCCCAAGCGCCAAATCATCGCCAACATCTGCCAGTGGAAATACCGCAGTACCGAGTGCGGCTATACCGGCAGCAACTACTGGGACATCAATGACAACGTGGTGGGCACGCTGGCACAGGACAAATGCGGCAAACGCCTCAGTTCCTGCAAATTGCGTTTCGGCGAAGTCGCTGAATTGCCCTTCGGATCCTTCCCCGGCGCCGGTCTGACCCAATGAAACTCAGCAAATCCATCCAAGAAGCTGCCCTGGAGCACGCAAAGGCGGAATTTCCAAAGGAATCCTGCGGTTTGGTCGCCGTGGTCAAAGGCCGCAAGCGGTATTTCCCCTGCCGCAACATGGCCGAAACACCAGACGAACACTTTGTGCTGGATCCGGTTGATTACGTTGCCGCTGAAGAACAGGGCGAAATCGTGGCGGTGGTACATAGCCACCCGAAGACCAACCACGCCCCATCGCAAGCTGACCGCGTTGCCTGCGAAAAATCTGGCCTGCCCTGGCACATCGTCAACCCACAGACTGAACAGTGGGGCTACTGCGAACCCAGCGGTTTTGAACTGCCCTACGTGGGACGCGAATTCGTCTTTGGAATTGTGGACTGCTACAGCCTGTGCCGCGACTGGTACAACCGCGAGTTCGGCCTCAACCTGAGCGACTACGACCGCCGCGACCAGTTCTGGCTACGGGGTGAGAATTTATACCTAGACAACTTCGCCAACGAAGGCTTTTACCCCATCCCCCTGGAAGAACTGCAGTATGGCGACGCGATCCTGATGCAGCTTGCATCACCACTGCCCAACCACGCTGCCGTCTATATGGGCGACCAGTTGATTCTGCACCACCTACAAGGCCGACTCAGTAGCCGTGATCTGTACGGCGGTTATTATTTGAAGAGCACCGCCCGAGTCCTGCGGCATGAAAGTCGTTAAGGTCTACGGCGCACTCCGCAAAAAGCTCGGCCAGTGCCGCTTCCAATTTGAAGCCGACACGCCAGCCCAAGCCCTCAAGGCGCTCTGCGTCAACTTTCCCGGCCTTGAAAAGTGGCTGTTGGATAGCGAAAAAGACGGCGTTGGTTATCGCGTAACCCTTGGAAAAGAAAAAATTACCGAACAAAACGCCGTCCTAATTGCAGCCCCATTTAGTGAGCGTGAAGTATTTAGCATCACGCCCGTTATTGCTGGTGCAGGCCAAGGCGGCGGCCAAATTTTGGCAGGCATTGGTCTTGTCGCACTGGCAATCGTCGCCGGTCCTTTAGGTGCTGGTTTTCTAGGTCTCGGCGCTGGTGCTTTTACCGCAGGCTCCAGTGCATTTTTTGCGGGTGTGTCTACAACACTCGGATTACTCGGCACTTCTCTTGTTATTAGCGGAGTCGCACAAGCACTTTCGCCCGCCCCAGTTCAATCCACGACGACAACAGAACGCGGACGAGACGCGGCAAAATTTGAGTCCTTTACGTTCTCCGGCATCGTCAACACCGCAAAGCAAGGTTTACCGGTTCCTATTGCATACGGACGTGTATTTGTTGGCTCCGCTGTTCTCTCCAGCGGCCTCGACGTTGATCAACTGATATGACACGAATTGTCGGCTCTGGCGGTGGTGGCGGTGGCGGTTGCTTCCTGGGGCACACCCTTGTCGCAATTCCGGGCGGCGCACGCCGCATTGATGAACTCCAGGTCGGCGATTTCGTCCTGAGTTTTGATGACAAAGGCGGACTGCACGAAGGCAAGATCCTCAAAGTCCACGAACACGAAGGCGAGCGCGTCATTCGTTACACGCTCTGGGGCGGCGAGCATCTTGATGCCACCCCTAACCACTGGGTCCTCAACCAGTTCAACGCCTTCGTCGAGATCGACACGCTCGGCTCCGATGACTGCCTCGTTGACGCCAACGGCCACCTGCGCCCCATCGTCAGCAAAGCAGAGGCAGGTCTTGGCACGGTCTACAACCTGACGGTCGAAGGCCATCACACCTTCATCGCCAACAACATCCGCGTCCACAACGCCGGCTTGGGTCTCGGCATCGCTGGTGCTGGCGGCGGAGGCGGTGGCGGCGG